ACCATCTTTATGAAAACTATAAAACCCACCTTTTTTATAACGAGTTATCTGCATAGACTCCGCAGCTTTAATATTCAAACACCAACCAGATTCCTGATTAGCCTCTAACATATAAGGCCATGTTAAATCATACACCCATTGGTCATTACACCAGGCAACATCACTTATTCTGGTTTTAGGATCTGGTTTATAATCACCCTTACGGCCTGTCTTTCTTTCTTCATCTGTAGTACCTTTTGATGTATCTACACCTGCATCTTCCCAATTACCTTTAGCTAGTCTTTTTATTTTGTTACAGGTCTTTTTATCTATTACCTGATTGAAAATAAACCATTCATTTGTAAAATATAAACTCATTTCTCTTTCTTCTTATCATCATCATCATCATCTGAAAACGAATACTTATCCAAAATTTCTATATATTGAGTTTGATAATCTGCTGCATCATCATGCTCTTGTACAGTAATTAAATCAGATATATTAGACCTCTTTAATATTCTATCCTTAATCTTCTGTTGTTTCTTTTCTTTTGCTATGCGTCTAACAAATGCATAATAAATGATCTGTGTAAAATATGCAAAAGGGTTCTTTGATTTCTCTGGATCAAAATTATCTATATACTGTAAACAATTCTCTATACCATCTGAAATCATTTCTTCCTTATATGTATAGTTAATAAAGTTAGGGCGATACGACAAGTGATTAGCAATCTTTAGAATACACTCTCCTAAATAATTACTGATCTGCGGCTTAGGCTCATCAGCCTCTTCCGCCTCTTTTAAGTGCTCCTTTCTTTCTACTATGGCAGCTAAAAATTTCTTATTATCAACATAGTGAACTTTCTTTTTCTTTTCTGTAGCCATGGGGCTCTCCTTACGGAGGACTTAATGTGTAATTGGGCCCACATAATCACTAAACAACCCTATAATAACTTCACACGCATCTTCTAAATTATCTAAACGCCATGAAGCGTTGTGTTTAATAAGAGGATGATCCATCAAGTACTTGTCATCAGAAACAACTATCAAAGGTTTTCTCAAACCAATAGCCCAACCGATTTCAATAGTAGTACCATATGATGGTCGTCTATCATTTAGTTCTTTAGGTAAATATGCTAAAACCAAATCACAAGATTCAGTATCTAACCAATTCTTTGTTGCGATTGCACGAGGATCTGACCACATCTTATCTGTAGCGCCTACATCTGTATAAGTCATTCCTTCCTTCACGGGTTCACATCTCAAAGGTGAAATGCCTATAATACCATAAGGCAACATACTGACCACATAGTCTCGCCAACTTGTCGCTTCTTCTTCCGTACAGCCTGCAATAGGTCCTGCCAAATATATATACTTCTTCATAATTAAAATGCCTTCTTTCTATTTTTAAGACATCTATAATTATATACTAATTAAAGTGAATTGTCAAGCATTTAATAGGGTTCAATATTTCTTACAAAAAGGCCTTGACACACACTGGACAAGTGTGTATAATTAGCTGTGTTGTGCCTTTGAGATTAATGAAGTTTAGATTTATCCAATGGTATAACATTAGGAGGTAAATCAGATTCATCTAAGGTCCCATTGGAACCATGAATCGCATCAACTAGCTGTTCTATATTATCCCGCATCTTCATTTCAGCTTCATCTTCAGTAGTGGGTGCATGAGATTCTTCAATAGAGATTCTTTTACAGATATGTTTGTAATACAGCGTTACTTCAGGAGCCAGATCACCTAATGATAGTATCTTTTCTTTTAGAATTAAAAAGGACTTATCATGTGTAAAATTCATCCAGCGCTGCAAGCCTGTATGCTCAACTACATGATCATTAGATTCCATTATTTGATTTTTAACCACAGACATGGGATACTCTACTACTAGAGCATCTTTATATTCTTCAAGGACTTTACACAACACGTCCTCACCATTCATCATTTTGATAACCTTAAAAGGATATCCTGATTTGTAGGCTGTACTTTCCATATTACTATTTATGATTTTAATTTAATAGGTAGAATCTCATAACTAAATTCTTGTTGAGAATATATTTCTATTCTTTCCTGAAAATGTTTAAGTGTATAATTACTCTTATTATTATAACTCAAATCATCAGCAATGTCAAATAAATTACATTCAGTTTTATCTACAGTTAAACGTAGACCTCTACCAATAGATTGAAGCACTTTAATTTGAGATTTATATGGACTTGCAAAGATTATGTTATGCAATCTTTTGATATTGATACCCATAGAGAATACACCATACGAGGCTACAATGATAGCATCATTTTCTTGTTCTACAATCCCTCTAATATTATCTCGTTCTACAGCTTCAGTAGCCCCATATACAAAAAATACTTTTCGATCTTTCGTATGATCTTTTAAAGCTAAAGTAAGAGTTTGTAGTTGGTTTATATACTGTGCTAATATTAAAGTGTTCCCATCCTGAGAAATAGCTAACTTACAAATAAAATTATTTCTTGCTGGTGATTTTGAAAGATAATCCATTTCCTCCTGATAGGTTCGTTGCCGTCTATTTGTCTTTACATGATTTAAAACCAAACAACGTATGTTTAAATTGGATAAGTATTTTTGTTTTACAAGTTGGGCTGTAGTAGTAACTTCTTTATGCTTAGCAAATAAACCTTCTAAAACTAACTGATGTATTTCTGAACCATCTAATGTACCTGTAGTACCAATACGGTATTGACAGTCATGGAGTTTAGTCATTATCCCTGTAAGAGATTTGGCTTTAGCTAAATGACATTCATCAACAAAGACAGCACCAAATTGACTGAAGTATCTTTTATCTAATTTGTAGATAGATTGCCACGTGGAGATGACCACCTCTCTAGATGTATTCTTATCTGCTCCTGCATAGAGTTTGTGACAGTGTTCGTCGGGGAACCATCCATAGTCTGCAAAATCATTATACATTTGCTCAACAAGATTAGTAGTAGGAACAATAAGAAGAATTTTCTTATCATCTATTACTTTTAGGTAGTAACGAACTAAAGCGTATATTATAAAAGACTTGCCAGACCCAGTAGGGCTAAGAATAAGCCCCCGATCATTAGTAAGTATATTATGGATTGCATCTATCTGATAGTTTCTCGCTCGGAGTTTACCTTTCTCCAACGAGCGTACAAATTTGGTGGTAATTTTCCTGTCAAATTTTTGGGGAGGGATAAGAGAGCCATCGTATTGGATTTTATGCCCCTGCTCCGAGAGAAATCTTCTGACATACGGTAGTAATCCAAGATAGATTTTACCAGTACCCGGGCTGAATAATCTGATTTTGCCGTCCCATATTCTATTTCGGACTGACGGCATAAACTTAGCATTCGGAACTTCAAAGGTGAAAAATTCCGAAAGTTCTCTTGCAACTGACGGTTCACATTTGATACGGAGATATACTTCATTAAATTTTGTAAGGGTAACGTCCATCACTCACCATGTAGAAACTTCTTCCACTCAATAGTGTTGCGAATTGTCCAATTACGATTTGTGATCTCCCTTAATATTTTCTCAAGATAATTTACTACTGTCTCCAAGTAGGCCTCTTTTTGACCCAACTCCTGTAAATCTTTATCAGCATCTAGATAGATGCCTACATCTGATTTCAATATCTTCAAATCAAAAGGCTCTGCTTGATAGACAGAAGGATCAGCTTTGCCTGTATAGTATTCCCACTTCACTCTATGCAAGTACTTATAGTCATCTCGCACTTTTCTTAATTGTAAAGAATACTTTGTATAATGTTTTAGATACTTATTGTGTAATTGTGGTGTACGGATACTTTCGATATCTAATTCGGTATCGTCAATCTTTATATCACGATCCACTTCTTTTTGCAACTCACTTAAATCCATATTCACTCCATAATATAAGGTGAGAAAGTAGCCAGAGGATAACCAACCCTTACCTATATTACCCTAACTATACTTCCGTCAAAAATTGTTGGAAGATTACATACTTAATCCGATTATCTTAACTACTCCCTCAGAATTATTTATACAGCTTCGATTGTATAAAGCATAAAAGCAAATGATACGTTACACTGTACATAAGCAATATCCGCATCTTGCTGGGTATAATCTAATGCGCTGATAGTAACAGGAAAAGCCTCTTGCATAGTAATCTTAGCAACAGGGTTATTTTTAGAACTTAAAATATACAGCTCTATATCACAGTATAAATCTCTATCGGATGTAGAGCCTGTTACTTCTTTACCATCTCTATAAAATTTAGTAGGCTGACTAGGACGTACCACATAGTCACTAGTTCGAGCTCCAAACTGTGATGACTTTTGAGGGGCTGCCATATTAACCAACCAATCATGCAGTTCAATATAGTTCTTCAATTTTTCATCAACAAGAAACGTCATGTTGAATTGGTCATAGGTAAGTTTATCACCAATAAAAGGAATATCTAATAGTGGAGTAGGTACAACGCCCTGGCCCATAGTGACACCAGGTACGTTGCAACTAACCACAAACCATTCTGTTAATGGAAATATTGGTATATTAATCCTAAATTGATTACTCTGTGAATAATCAAAAACCTCAGGCTGCCTTGCATCTGGGTTGATGGTAGTATCACCCACCTTACCAGTTCTTACTGTACTAGTAGATAAAGGCGCTGCCGGTGGAACAGTAGGTTTTAAAGCCATTAGCCTCCCCAGCCAATACCCAGATTATTTTGGAACTTAGTACATTCTACTATGATAGTACCAGTAATAGCAGATGAATTGACAATCATTAAATCGCCAGTAACAGCATTAGTACCTACTGCATATGAAAGTAATGCAGGTTGTCCAGAAGTAAAACCATAACTACCACCACCATTCATAACTATTGCATCCTCTGTTGTGGCTCCACCACCACCAGTACCATTCCACATTAATGTAGCTACCCCGGTACCTAGTGACCAAAATACTTTAGCTAGAGCTAGCTTTGAACCAGCAGCCCATGCATTTAAGGTGGATATATCTATCAATAAAAGTCCTGGAGATGCATTGGTATCTGCTTGTAGAGTTGCACTTGCCTGGACACGCCAATCGGTATCCATTAATTCTTTT